GCGCAACCTGAAGCGCAACCTGAAACGGTTGCACTAGCGCAACCATCGCAACCACTGGTGTTGCGCGAGGATAAACGCGCAGCAATCATCGAGTTACTAGGCGATGGAGTGCCGAAGATACACGCTGCTGCTGTTGCAGGGGTCAGCGATGCTACGTTGCACCGATGGATTAATGAGGACGATAATTTTAAGAGAAAGGTACGCGCGGCAGAAAGCGCGGCGGTGGCCCTCAGGGTGCAGCGGATCGGAAAAGCCGGTCAAAAAGACTGGAGAGCCGATAGCTGGTACTTAGAACGCACACAGAGAGCCACATTCGGCTCTGACGCTGGCAAAGGTGGTGGAGTAGCCGTGCAGATCAACATCGTGCGTGGCGATGAGCCAGAGGTCGTGAACGTCACGCCTAGCAGCTAAAACTGGACTGCGCCTGGACTGGGCCTATATCAACCATCAGCAAAGCGTTGCAGGCTATGGATCACAGCGCTGCGTGTTACCGCCTTGAACAGGCGGCACTGGATTCTGACCACCCCCGGCCATGACCCCCAGCCCCGGTCTCGGCGCGAAGGCGAAGGCGTTATACAAACACGCCCGCATCCACAAAATATCAGGAGTTCAGGTTGCACCCCGGTCCACGCATTATCGACATAGCGCCATTCGATGGCAGCGACAGGCGCGAGTTCATAGACGGCCCTGGCGCAGATATGCTGTCCAGAGACAAGCGATACTGCACACAGCAGAACATTGATGAGATCGTTTCTAAGTGCGGTGAGATGCCTTTGGGGAGCGTGTGGGTAAACTATATGAATCGTTTTGCCCATCTTGGCTTTACTGATGATCATTACTGCCTGATGCGTGCTGTTGGCTGGGTCTGGCGTAAAGATAACATCAGTGAATATCGCAAGATGATGAAATACCGGCCTCACTGGGATGAGTGGAGTCCACCACCGCACTTTCCGTCTGATTCATATGCCCTTAGTCACCCTTCTTTCAAGAATAGCGAGGCTGCGTTGCGCTTTATGGAGCGGCATTTCGGCAAGGCGGCAGAGTAATGGCAGAACAGCCTCAAGGATTCGCGCGGCGCATGATGGCGCAGAAGCTGATGACTGACGCACGCAATACGCCTGGCAGTGACAGTCCGTTCTTTGCTGGCCGTATCAGACCGTCTATGGCTGACATAGAGCAGCCCACGCGCTTTAGCGACATGGCCATGCCTGCTTATAGCACTGGCGCGACTGCCAGTCTGTTTGCCCCTGGTGCTGGCGTTGTGGATATCTTTGGCGGTGCGCCTGATCCTATGCAGCCGGGTCAAATGCTACCCAGCTTTGGTGAGAACATTGGCCAGGGCAACTACCTCGATGCTGGCTTACAGACGCTTGGCGCTGCTGGCGATGTTGCATTAGCTGCTGGTGCGTTGTTCCCGCCTGCCTTGCCTGCCGCTGCTGCGCTTGGCACTGCTTTGAAGACTCCCAGGGCAGCTAGGGTTGCCTTATCGCCAGAAATAACACGCGCCATTTCGCGCAACACAAATAGAAATGCAAAGAAAGTTGCAAAAGATTTGCGCCAAGAGGGTTTGCTTGACGTCAACGACAGGGATCAAAGTGAAGCCTTTTATGCAGAGTTTCAACGCATCAAAAATCTGCAAAGTGAGCGCAAGGCGGCTAAGCCTGACCGCATTGATAATTTAGAGCGAAACAAAAACGTAAGATCATTAAAAGCAGACAGATTAAAAGCACAAAAACCGATAAAACAATCGCCAATGTTTGATGCTTGGACAAAGCCAAATCGTGAGCGTGTTTTAAATTCTACATATGACAGAGACACAATAGACGCAGAGGCGAGGCTTGCAACTGTTGAAGCGATTGCAAGAGAAGCCAAAAAGCGTGGCCTAGAGGTGTATTATACGTCCAAAGGCCAAAAGGGCAGGGCTGGCAGTAGATATATTGAACTGCCTGATGGTGGCAAGGTGCGGGTTTCTGACCATGAATTGCCTGATACAGCGCAACGGCAATACACCAGAAGCCAGGGCATAGGCAATTTTGCAGATGAGATTATCGTCAGTGATTGGGAAACCAGTTCTGTTGACGATTATTTGAAGCGTATTTTGGGTGAAGAATAGCGGCTGGGGCAGTGCTTGCTCGACTTACTAAGGTTAATTAGCAGGCCCAGTGTAGCGGCCTAAAGCACTCTGGTGAGAACGATCTAAGGCTTATCTAACCCCAGCCAGATCAAACCATAACAGAAATGATCGTTTTGTAAATGGCCCAGAAAACAATAGTGCTGGATTACGAGCCGCAGCCTAAACAGGCGCTGCTGCATAAATGCCATGCAAAGCAGATATTGTTTGGCGGCGCTGCTGGCGGCGGCAAGTCACATTCAGGACGCTGGGACGTAATAGGCTTCTGCCTGGAGAATCCCGGCCTGCAAGCCTTCATATTCAGGCGTTCATTGCCGGAGTTGGATAGCAACCATATCCAGCCGCTGAAAAAGGAAATGCCGTCAGAGCTTGGCAACTTCAATGAAACGCGCAAGCGCTTTGAATTTTACAACGGCAGCAGCATCCAGTTCCAGTATCTGGAGCGCGACAGCGATTGTGATCGTATCCAGGGAACAGAGATACACATTGCCCTGGCTGATGAGGCAGGCCAGCTAACGCCGTACCAGTTGGGCTACATTAAAAGCCGTATGCGTCTGGGCAACTTTCAGCCAAAGGAAAGCCAGCGGCATTTGCTGCCAAGGCTGGTGATGACGGCCAATCCCGGCGGTCAGAGTCATAATTTCTTAAAAGCGCTCTATATCGACCCGGCACCAGCAGAGAGTTATTTTTACGATCACACCATGCGCGATCCGAATAATGAGAAGGATCGCGGCTGGCTAACCATGTATATCCCGGCCAGGATGGCCGATAACAAATATATCGACCCTTCATATGCCTCCAGCTTTTCGGCGCTACCTGAAGAACTGGGCCGCGCCTTGCGTGAGGGTGATTGGGACTTGGTGGTCGGCAGCTTCTTTGGCGATGTATGGAAGCGTGATTTGCACGTTATACGGCCATTTGAAATACCGGAACATTGGACCAAGTTTCGGTCATTCGACTGGGGCAGCGCGTCACCTTTCTCCGTTGGGTGGTGGGCTGTCGCAGACGACCATGAG